AACAGAAAAAAAGTGGATTCTCCTGGTACAAGCCTCGACGGCTTGGAAATTCAGAACAGGATTCGTGATTGGTTGGAAAGCTCCGAGCCGCGCGGGGAATTGCTGTCCCTGGCGGCGAGGCGCAGTCTGCAGGAATTCGAAGACAGAGCCTTTTCCTTTGATTGGTTGGCGTTAAATGCAGCCGTTGAATTCATGGAGCGGCTTGAATTGCCTGATTACGGAAAGCGCGTAAAACTCGAGAATTATCAGCTCTGGATCCTCTCCCAAATCTACGCGCGGCAAGACTCGGCGACTGGGCTCCCTGCTACTAAACTCCTGATTATTGAAGCGGCCAGGGGAGCCGCAAAAACCTTTCTGGGCGCGCTGATTTGTACTTATGAGATTTGGAAAGCTGGGGAAGCAATCCAGATCGATATGGGCTCGACTGACAAGGGAACCGCGGGGCGTGACGTGGCAAACCTTTGTCGACATTTCGCGCGGCAGATTGGGGAGCCCTTGAAGCCCCTCGCCTCGAATCAATTCGCGGCCGTGAAAAACCTAAACACCGACGCGGCTATTGAGGTTCTAAAGCCTGACCCTGAAACGTACCACGGGCGTCGGCCCCGGCTGGTGTTCCTGGACGAGGCGGCGCACTACCTGAAGCCGGTAATCACTCGAGCGCGAACGGGTGCCGCGAAAAGGGCGGACGGCCAGGTCATAACGTTCTCGACTCCTCACCATGACCGCGGCGTCCCCTACTACGGGATCCGCGATCAGGTAGTCGGGGAGCTTGTCGAGGGCGTGTCAAAACCCCACGAGGTTGCTCTGTGCTGGTGCATCGATGACGATGACCCGATCGAGTTTTCGGAGGAATTGGTTACGAAAGCGAACCCCGGACTCGGGGTTACTATTCGGATCGATGAAATCCGAGCTAACTTCGACTCGATGGTCGCAAACGGGACAGCCTCGAGCCGCTCGGACTTCTGTCGCCAGCATTACGCGCGTTTTAATGATGACGTCGCCAGGCTTGTCGGGATGGATGAACTGCGCGCCTGCTCAGGGGCTTGTGAATTCGTCGAGGGCGCTCCGCTTTTCGTCGGGCTCGACTTGTCGCGCGGGGCCGTTCATGACTCTAACCGGACTGACGTTTGCACGGTTACATTCCTGCAGACCGACCCGCTCGGAGTGATCCAGGCGAAACAACGGCATTTCCTTCCTGAACATCGCCTCAAGGAGTTCGGTACACAGTCGCGGCTCCCCCTCGTCGAATGGGTCGACGCCGGATGGGTCCAGACTTGCCCGGGGCGGACCATTGACCCCGGAATGATCGAGGAGGAGATTCGGGCCGCGGTCGACCGCTTCCGGGTGGTAGAGATTGGATACGATACCTGGACTTTCTACCGAGACCTACTTTCGCGCTGGACCGGGCTCGAGCGCTGGCCCCTGGTCGCTCGGGCGCGTGCGGAACACACAGTTCCGGCGACGGAGGGGTTCGTCGATAAGGTGCGCGCTGGCCGGTTTAGGTACGAGGGCGACCCGGTGCTCGAGGTTGCTATCAAGAACACCCGCGTGAAAAATTTTCAAGGCGGGCGACGGCCTGACAAGGATCCAAGCCGATCTATGATTGACCCTTTTATGTCATTGATTTACGGCCTGTCGGCGCTGTTCGATCATGATGGAGACCGCCCGTCGGCTTATGAATCTGCGGAAATCGCTTGTTAGAAAGCCGGATTTTCTGGTAAAGTATTGACGAACCAGGCCCCAAAGATTATGGGGTTTTTCTCTCGCAAATCCTCCGAGCGGGCCAAGTCGCCTGTTCCCACCTGGTCGCTTTTCCGGCCTCTGTCGTCCTGGCAAATTGGGACAACAGAGGTCCTGGCCATTCCTAGCGTCGGGCGCTGCATCGACCTTATCGCCGGAGACGTTGCGCGCGTTCCGTCTTGTGTCGTTGGCAAGTACGGAGAAGGGTTTGTCGAGATCGATTCTCCGGTCGCTGATTTGCTTGATCGGGGGCCGAATGACCTGATCAGCGGATCGACGTACCTTCGGAAAATTGTCACTGATTTGCTCATTCACGGGCGGCATTTAGACGTCATCGCTCGAGACGGCCGCGGAAACGTGATCTCGATCACGCCCGCGGAGTTTGGAACGTGGGGCTATAACTGGGACGAAAAGGCTCAGACCCTGACATACCAGGCGTTCGGTCGAACGTTCCTGCCTGAAGACGTTCTCCATTTCCGCCGAGCCGAGCGCGTCATGTTTGAGGGGAACGGCGTTCTCGACCAGTTTGCTTCGACGTTCAAAATGATCGCGTCGCAGTACACGGCCGCGAAACGTGTGTTCGAGACTGCGCTTCCGAAGATGAAGCTGGAAACCGACGAGCCGATAAGCGCGGAGGGCGTCGCCCGTCTACAGGAATCCTTTAGATCGACACACGGCGACGCATCTACCTGGTCGACGCCTGTAGTGGTTTCTGGGGGAATGCGCGTCGGGGAAATCTCCCAGCGTCTCGACCAGTCGGAATGGTCCAGCGCTCAGGAGTTCGGTGTAGCGGACGTCGGCCGCGCTTTCGGTGTTCCTGTGACGATGATTGACTCCAAGTCGAGCCCGACCAGCGAAGATATCTCGAGCTATCTTGAGGGGTGTCTGAGGCCGATCCTCGACATTCTGAGCGCCGAGGTACAAATGAAGATCCTCCAGCCTGGCGAGCGGCTCAGGTTCAAGACCGAACAGCTCACGCGCGGGACCGCTTCAGCGCAGGCCGCAGCAGCGCGGCAGCTTATCGACGCGGGCATTCAAACGCCAAACGAGGCGCGGATTTCTCTCGGAATGCCTGCCCTGGACAATCCCGCAATGGATGAAATCCTCGTTTCGAAAAATTACGGCGCAATGGGTTCGGAGCCTGGCGGCGATGACATTAAATCAGACGCTTCCGGGGGGCTGGACAATGCTTGAAACGCGCGCGCAATCGGTAAAGGTCGAGGGAAACATCCTCCGCGGTATTGCGGTTCCGTTTGAAGAATGGACCGAAATACACGAGCGCGGCGTGACGTTCCGCGAGAAGTTCGTTCGCGGTTCCATCGACGTTCCGGAATCCGCTGTGCTTCAGTTTTCGCACCAGGACGGCGGAGTTCCCCTAGCTCGCGTTGGAGCGGGCACGATTACGTTCACTGATTCGCCCGAAGGTTTGCGTTTCGAGGCGTCCATCCCTGAATCACGAAAAGACATAACCGAAGCCCTCGAGCGCGGCGATCTCGACGGGTCGGTTTCTATTGGTTTCCATACTGTGGAAGACCGGAAAACTCCGGTCCGTAATGGGGGCGTAAGTTATTTGAGAGAAGTTCTCTCGGCTACGCTCGATCACCTGGCGGTTCTCGCATCTGAGCCCGCGTACAAATCAGCGAAAGCGGAGTTTTCTAAAAATGGATCTCAATGAAATGAGAGACAAGGAAGAGCGCGTATTTAAGGCGCTTGGTGAAGTTCTCGACGGCGCAAGCGGGCGCAGCCTGACCGCCGAAGAGGCCGAAAAGGTCGAGCGAATGAACGCCGAGGCCGATGAGCTTCAGGGGCGTATGCGGTCTGCCGCAGCTGTGGAAGCCGCTGAAATGCGACTCTCAAGCGCGCGCGGCGGTTGGAACATGAGTGAAACTCAGGTCGAAAAGAGCCCGGAAACCGACTTCCGCGGATTTGCTCGAGGCGATTTCGGCCGCGAGTTTCGTGTCGGTCCTTCGGTCGAAGGTCGCGCCCTGCCCGTCACGGGCGGAGCGGCTCCGAATGCGGCTCCCCTGGCCCCCCTTGGCCTTTACGAGCGGTTTATCACCATCATGGACCGAATGGCCCCGATGCGTACGGTTTGCGCGGTTGACACTTTCGCAACCAGCGACATTCGCTACCCGCAGCAGGCCAGCCAGGTCACAGTCGACGACGACACGGCCGAAGGTGCCGCGTTTGACAATTTCGAACCGACCTTCGGATCGAAGACCCCGACCCCGCGGAAGTTTGCGGTTCAGACCAGCGTTACCAACGAAGCCGTGAATGATTCGTTTTTCTCGCTTGAGGACGTGATTCTCCAGCAGCAGGCCGAAGCCCTGGCGGCGGCACAGAATGCCGCGTTCATGCTGGGAACTGGCGTCGATGCTGGTGATGATCGGCTTTTCGCCGACCATACTGCCGCAGGTGGTAAGGAAAAGGTAGCGGCGTCTGCAACGAAGGTTACTCTTCTCGAGCTGGTTTCCGGCCTGTGCGAGCTTGCGTCGACCGGGTATTTCGGTCGGCCGGGTGCGTTCGTCGTTTCGCCGGGAATGATCGATGATCTGATGACTGAAACGGCTGATTCTCGTCCAATCCTTCAGCCACAGGCGCAGTCGACGTTTTCGATCCAGAGCCCGTTCCAGGTTTTTGGACGGCCCGTTTATGTCGCATCCGAAGGATCGGCCATGACCACCGGTAAGCACGTCGCCGCGTATGTGACTCAGGATTGCGCGCGGATTGCAGACGTTCAGGGAATCAATTTCCTCCGCGACCCGTACACTCTTGCGGCTTCGGGGCAGATCAATCTGCTTGCGTCCATTCGTTCAGGGTTCGCCATTACGGAAGCCCGCGGAATCGTGACCTACAAGACTGCATAAGGCCTGGTTCGCCTCTGTAGGAAAGAGGGGGGGGGTATGCCTCCCCCTCTTCCCTTACAGGTTTTCGATATGAAAATCACCGATCAGAAATCCAACCCGTTTTCTCTGGCTGAGGTCAAGGCGTATATTCGCGTTACTCACAATGAGGAGGACGACGTCATAGCGCGCCTTATGGATGCGGCTCTTGATTACTTTGAGACAGTAACTGGCGTCTATCTGCGTGAAACTCGCTTTGAAATGCGCTTTGTCGAATCGCCTATAGAGCTGGTGACGCGGCCGTTCGTTGCTCAAATCAGCGCCGTAGACGATGACGGCGCAGCAATAACTGCAACACTGAACGACGCGC